AAAGATTGTAATTTGATGACAACAATTTTTTAGTTGAACCAGTTAGTTTGTAAGGTGTAAAATCAAATATTACACCATCTTCTTCTTGTCCACGACCCCAAAACATAAACACTTTGACTTCATCTGATGTTCCTTGTTTTACTGGAACACCATCTTCTGTGTCTGAATACATTTCATAGAAGTTTAATGTCATAACATTTGCAACACCCATAAATGCTTCCATACCTTGTGAATCTTCAACCAATCCAGGTGTGAAATAATTGTTTGAACCAGTACCTTGACTTGGTAATAAATGTATATTGTCATAAAATTCTTGAGTAATTCCACCAGATTTTCGAACAAGTGTTGCATTTGTGATTTGTGGTGTGACAATAGTTTGATAAATCTGTGACAAATCAAAAGTTGCATAACTACTTAAAAGTGTTTGATATGAAACTTGTTGTGTGAAAGAAATTGTTTTTGAACTTGATGCTGAACCTGCTGTATCTATGTTGTAAGTTAATTCAAGTAAAAACCTATATTTGTATTTACCAGATGCTTGTGGAAATATTGGTGTGGTTGTGTTTATATATACAACATTTGTTCCAGTGCTGATGTTGAAATTGTCATCATTCATTGTGACCGTTAAGTTGTTCGCCATCTTAATTCAATTTAATTTCTTTTATAATTTTTTGAATGAATCCGTTTGCCATTGCAACACCTACATCACCACCATTTTCTGTGACAACTCTGTCAATTGCATCTTTGAAATAGTTTCTTGCAGATAGACCTTTTGTTGCAATACTTCTTCCAAGAAGAAATGCAAGTTGTTTTTTTGCTGATTCAGTATTCTTTGAAAATTGTCCAGTTCCTAAGTCACGAAGTCTGATTGGTTTGCTTTGTATCCATCCAGCCATCACACCTTGTGGAAGATTCTTTGATTTGAATCTAAATGGTGAATTCTTTGCAGATGGTTTTGTACTTTCTGAACCCTTGACACCTTGTTCCATAAATGGTGCATAATCAACTGAAGATGTAAATTCAACATCAAATCCACTTGCAAATTGACCACCACTGGATCGCTTTTGTTTAATGCGATAACCAAGTGAAGAAGACAATGCACCAGTGTTGTTTGTAACTCTTTTCTTGCCATCAATCATTTTGGATGCACCAAGATTAATTCTTGCAAGTTTTACAACCCTTGAACCAAACTTCTGAAGTTCTTGTTTAGTAGTTGGAATCATCTATTGTTTAGCCAAATTAATGTGTTTGCAATGTCTTTGTCTGTCATCAGTTCATTTGAGTAAATATATTCTTGCAAATAGAAGTCAGATGTTTTGTCTGGTCTTGGATGTCCAATTCCAAATTCAGCATTGTCAAGTTCAAATCCACTATTTATTTCAACATTATCATTTGCACCAGAACCATAATACAATTTTAGTTTTGATTCACTGAAGTCATATCTTAGACAAAAGGTGAATGATTCTTGTCTTCTGTGTTGGTTTGAATAATCATTTCCATTTGTTGGACATATTGAAAATGGTGTCTTTGCATCTGGTGAACCAGCAGGTGTGAACAAATACAATTTACCATCTTCAAACACTTGAATAAAGAATCCATCATTTTCATTTAGAAAGTTTCCAAAATAGCAAATTGTATTTCCATAGTCTTCAAATGAATATCTTCCAAAGTCTTTAATTCTTACAAAGAATGTTGCAAATTCTTCTGACATTACTGGATGATTTAAACTGATAGGTGTTGTTTGTGATTGGTCAAAAAAGTGAATTGCATTTTTTTGTGGATTCCAAGTCACGTTTGAACTGCTTGTGTTCATAGTCAATGTATTATCACCACTTATTGTGTCAACTACTGGTTCAAGTGAAAACAATTTATTGTTTGTGAAAGATGCTTTGTCATGAATCTGTTCCCTTGAAAACCATGCAATTTGTGATGGTGCTGAATTTGGCAATACATAACTTTTTGCAAATTGTTTTTCTGGATTGAAATATGGAATCAAACACGCTGATGCTTCATTTGGTGTGATGACATTGAATGATGTTGTCCATCCAGAACAATTGTCTGGTTCTGTGTCAATGAACGGTTGGCAGATGACTGGCAATTCCATTGAAATCAAAGTGTCTTGATTGATGAAGTATTTACCATCTGTTATTTCTTTGCATATATCTTGAAGAATCATCAAAGCATCAGACAAGCAATTTGCTTCATTTCGCATCTTGTTAGATTCAACATTGTATCTGTCAAATACAATTACATCAAAACCATACACAAGAACTTGGTCATCAATTGATGTTCCAGTTGGTGTTATATGTAAAGCTGGATATTCTGTGAATTTATCCTTGTCAAAAAAGTTGACTTCACCATAAGTGAAAGATTCAATTTGCTGGTGTTGTGATGCAATAGAATCAAAGTATTGTATTATTGCTTTGTATGTAATCATCTTCTTTTATTTTGCTTTTGTCTTGCTTCTTTTTCACGTTCAATCTGTTTGTCTGCATCAAGTGAAAGTTTTGTCAAACACATCATCAATGACAACTTTGTGATTTTATTTATCTTTAATACATCACCACCAGACAATCCATCAATCACACTAAACCAACCATAGTTTGATGCTACTGATTTTTTACCTTTTGACTTGAAGACTGATGGAAATTGTTCAACAACTCTTTTCCTAAATTCCAAAAAAAAACTGCAATTGCATTTCCAATGTTGATTGATAACTTTTCAAAGTGCAATGAATTTTCAGAATGCACATCAAAGTCATATGGTTCAATGTCATATCTGTTTCCTTGCTCTTTGACAATTGGTCTGTAAAGAACTGACATCATCTTTGCAATGTTGTTTTCTTTTGCATAAGTTTCAACATCTACAAATTCACCCATTGTCATTTCATCAAGGTTTGGATGGAATCCGAAAATGACACCATTGATGTCAATCTTGTTTATTATATCCTTATTGACTGGTTTGCTTATCAGCTTTTGCAGACTGCTTTGAATCTTCTTCAAATCCTTCAACTTCATTACTTCAACCACTTGTCCAGGTATGTTGCAAAGTGAAGATATTGTTTTCACAACAAGTTCTTTTTCTTGGTCAACATCCTTGACTGAATCAATGTAATTCACATACTTTCTGATTGATACATCTGACCAATCAGTTGGAATTGCTATTTCGAAAGTCTTTTTCATTTGTAAGTTTAAAGTTGTTTTTCTTGTATTTTCCTTTCAGAAAGCATAAATGCCATAGTTTCCTTTTACTTCATACCACATTCGCATCATCAATGCATCTGCATAATCTGGTGACCTACCAAGAAGTGCTTTGATTGTATCCTTTGGAATGATTGAAAGTTTCTGTGTGTCCTTGTCAAGTTTATCTCTTTTGATGATTTCAAGTTCTTCAATGATGGTTTGTTTGTGTCTTGTGTCTTTGATTCCTATTTTACCAGCATTGACCATTTCAGCTAATTTGAAATAGCATTGTGTTTTTAAGTTCTGAAAGTTTTCAGATTTCAATGCCTTTGATCCGTTCACAAAACCTTTGCATCCAGACAACACATCTTTGACACCACCACCAACACCATCTTCATCAACAATGATGTGTGACCTTTGGACACCATTTTGCAGTGCCATAGTTTTGATTGCTTCAATTGTATCTGTGACTGATGACTTTGCAAATGAAACAATCTGTTCAGCATTCAATCCATTCCATAAGACAAGAACGGTTTTATCTGCACCAAATCTGGCAACATCACAAGTGATATGCTTGACACCACCTTCAATTGTGTTTGTGAACATATCATGTATTGAATCATAATCAAACAACAATGCATCATCTTCATTGTATTCCCAATCACCCAAAAGAAGTCTTTGTCTTGATACCTTGTCAAGTTTTTCAAGTTGCTTGATGTAGTGTTCAGATATTGCAGAATTGTCAGTCACAAGTGATTGAATGAACTTTCTGTGTCCAGGCAACCTTTGTTCCTTTGATGGTTTATAGAATTCAGAATACAACCAAGTCTTTGTTGGATTGCAAGTCATTAAGGTTTTTGGAATCAAGTCAAACTTGTCCAGCTTGAAACGTATTCTTGAATTTAAGATGTTGATTGCTTTTTGACTTACTTCAGCACATTCATCAACAAATGCATCTGTGATTTCTAAACCACCAAGTGAAGTGAAGTCTGGATCGCTTGGGTACAAAAACAAATCTTTCAGATATATAATTGAACCATTGAAGAATGTGATTGTTGAATCTTGTGCATTATAGGTGAAGTCTTCATTTGGACTTAGACCACAAAAGTCTTGTGCAACTTCAAAGAATGTATTCAGTGTTGTTGCTTTAAGGTTTTTCAATTTAGACCTTCCAATCACACTTCTTGTTCCTGGATATTGAAGTCTTCTGTGTATTTGCCAAAGACAACCAGTGAATGTTTTTGAACCACCAGCACCACCACCAAACAAGACTTCTGTTGTGGTTTTATCTTCAAGGTGATTGAAGCATTCAATTTGTTTTGGAAACAATTCTATATTAATTGTTCTTGGCATCTAATGGTTTAAGATTTATCACAATAGATTTGTCAGTCACTTCAGCTTTGACATCTGTTCTTGATAATTTAGGAACAATAAATTCAGACATCTTCAGAATGATTTCCAATGCCCTTGCTGGTTCTTCAATTGCAGTTTCTGTCAACCACAACTGAAACTTGTCTTGGTTGTTTTCAATAAGCAATTGGAACGCATCTCTGATTTCTTGTGTTGTCTTGTTTGGAATACCTTTTCTACTTCCAGCAAGTTTGTTCCCTTTTTCAAATGGCATCTATTCTATGTCTTTTTGTGTGTCTTTGTCACTATCTGGTCTGATTTCTTCTGGAATAATATCAGCCATTGTAACTGATGTTTTTCCTTCATCCAACTTAGTCATCAAAGTTTGTGCAGTTTGAAGTGATTTGTCAAGTGCATATCCACGCATTAAACCTTTGACATATGATGCCACTTCTATCTGTCCAGGAAAAGTGTTTTCAGCCATTGTCATAAAGTCAATTTGACCATTTTCAAGTTTTGGATAATCTTCTGTTGATTTTGTCATTGTGTTTATCTTTGAGTAATTGTTTATATTGCTTTTTATCACCATAGTGAATGTGGCATTTTCTACAAAGTGCCATCAAATTTTCAATGTTGTCTTTCAGTTTCGATCCACCAGCTTGTCTTGGTTCAATGTGATGAATGTCCACTGCTTTTTTTCCACACATTTCACAAGGTATAAATTCACCAAATTGTGCATCAAAGAAATTGACATATACCTTTGTGTGATTTTTCATTCAAGTTTGTCTTTAAGATTTTCAATCAAACGGTTCATGTATCTTAGATAGAAGATGTCAAATTCAATGTCTTTCTGTTTGTTTTGTTTCCAATAAACATAAAGAACTGCACGAAGTCTTTGTGATGGTGTTTTTCCATCTGTCTTTTCATTCTCTAATTTAAAGCCATCTAAAGCATCAAGTTCATCTTGTGATATATTATCACTTGAAAGATACATCAAGCATTCAGTCTTTCTTAAATCAAACAATTTGACTGATGATTGTGTGTTTAGTTCATATGTACCCATGACAATCTTGACTGATCCATCATGCCTTGTTGCTATTGTTTCAACACTTACTGGAAGAACTAATTGTGACATCTTTTATTTTTCATATTGTTCAACAATTTCTTTCATTTCATTCAATGCTGATTTTAAGCATGGAACACAATTGCTTGTCTTGGTATTTCCACCAATATACTTTCTTTGCATATTGTAAAGAACTTCTTTTTGATTTGGATTGATGGTTTGTTTAACTTCTTCAAGCAAATTTTTGATTGCAAGATAATCATTTTCAGTGACTTGAAGAAATTCCCACTTATTAAATGGACATTTACTGAATGAAAGTTTTGTCTTTGCATCCATAAAACAACCACAAGTTCTTTTCTTACCTACTTTTGTACCAACTACTGGTGTGCCACAAGTTCTTGATTTCTTTCTAAAGTGTCTGCAAGATTCACAAATTGCAATTCTTTTTGATGCAAGTTCTTGGTCTGCTTTAAATGGAATCATATTAAATCCTTTATGTTCTTTTTTACTTTTTGTGTTTCTGAAATCTCCAATTCCATAAGGTGGATCAACAATAGCCAAGTCAAAATGATTGTCTTTGTACCTTGACATTAATTCCATGTTGCATTCATTTGTGATTTTCATATCAAATCCTTTATGTTCTTTTTTACTTTGTCAATAGTGTATTGAATAGACTTGAAAGTGATTCCAGTTTCTTCAGATAATCTTCTTATTGAAAGACCAGTTTCATAATATAGTTGAAACAACTTTCTGTCATATTCATCAAATGTGTTTAGGCAATCATCAATCTTTTTGTTCATCTTTTCAATGTGATGCAATTGTCCTTGTTCATCATCTGCATTTTTGTTGGCCAGGTGTTCAAGAAATGATTCATCACTTTCAATCTTCTTTCTTTTGTATTGAACCATCTTCTTGTTAAATTGTGATTTGCTTGAATAAAATTTCACCATCATAATCTTGCAAACATAGGTTTTGATTTTACCAGAATCTATGATGATAAGAAGTTTGTGTTGGTTCATTGTCATCAATTGAACAAATGTTTCTTGGACTAAATCTTCAGACAAGTCTTTGTCTTTTGTTTTGTTTATTGCAAAACCAAGATAATAGTTGAAATCTTTGTATATCCATTCAATTGGATGCCAGTTTTTCATTCTTTTATTGTGTAGTTAACATCAACTTGTGGAATAGTGCAAGACAAATACCATTCAATTCTTTCAATTGTTTCATCTAAACCAGTACAAACAACTGCTAAATAACCATTTGAATTTAAAATTCCAATCACTTTCTTTTGGTTTTCTGATGGATAATTTCCTTTGACTTTCAATTCGATTGCAAGACCACTGATGTATTCACCTTCAACAATTCTTGGTGAATAGACAAACAAATCTGGAAACCCTGCTTGATAACCTTTTGCTTTATATGACCTATGTCTTGCAGATGCAATATAGACA